GTGTAGATGCCCTCATCAAGCATCAACTCCACATTGCGATCAATGAGGGTGGATGCTGCCCGATCGAGAGAAAGCTTGGCCTCCAGATCGGGAAAATCGAGCAGGTCCTTGGCTTCCTCTGGACCGACCAGGCCGAGCGCGGTTAGCTGCTCGACAAAGGCCAAACGGCCCGACGGCGTAACCGGTAGAGAGCTTGAGGGGTGCACCTTGAGGACGTAGCTGTCGGCGTCCATGTCAACGGCCTCCCAGTCAACGACGTCGATGGTTTTGGAGTCCTTGGCCACCACCACCTCATGCCGGTTGTCCTCGCCATAAATCTCCTTACCTATGCCCACCACTTGCCGAGCGGCCTCGACAAACATCTCTTCATACTGTCGAGAGACTGTCGTAAATCGCAGAGATTCAACGTCCTGGTATTCCCGCAGAGCTGCGCCGGAGTTCAGTCCGGCGGGCTTCATCGAAGTGGCCGCCATTTGGCTAATGCCTGCGATCTCAAAGGACCGGTTGTATAGGCGCTCCAAATGATCGAAGATTTCCCGGTTGAGACTCGGGGGAGTCATTTGCACGGGGGCTTGGCCCGTATAGGGAATGATCGTTCCGATCTCGTTATTGAAAAAACTTTTACGGATCTTTGACCCGTTCTCCACATAGATCCGAGGAACGGACATGAGATGGAATGCGCGCTGAATTTTCATCAGCAGCTTATTGATCTCGACCTGCATTCCTTGGATATCTGCGCAAACTCCCTCGCCCCAGAATCCCAACATGGGGTCAGTCCAGCGCACAAACACAAAGGGGAAACTGCCTTTATCCCAGTCCTCATCGAGCAGCGTTGCATTTGATATGCAAATCACATGTCGCCCGTCGGTGGCGCCTTCGCCAGAGGGCAGGTGCCAAGCCTCCAAAACTTCGATCTGATCAACGAGGGTCGTATTGCTGTAATCGATGTTATCGGTGGTCCGATTGGCTGCGCGGATCTCAGCCGCATGATCGGGAAACAATCGCAGCAGAACCTGACGATCAATGAACTTTCTTTGATAGAAGTTTCGCGGCTGTCCGTAGAAACCATCGACCGGATCGACAAACAACTCACCAGGAAACACGCGCTCAAACTGAACGACCTTGCCCTTGCGATAGGTCTTCAGACAACCGGTCCCCAGCACTGCCGCATCAAGCAATACCTTGGGCGCCAGCTGATATAGGCCGCCCTGGTAAAACGCCTGGTCGGTAAATTGCTCAAGCAACCTCGCCCGCCGCTGCAGACTCCAATTGCCCCCGTGCGTCAGGAATCTCGGGCGAGGCCGCTGCCTCGACAGTCGTGAAACGGCGGTATCGCAGACCGCCTTGATCACATTCATCGTAACCCGAGCCGAGTCCACCACCTGGTTGTGTGAGAACGGAGTGTAACCGCCGTACTCCGAATTGCCATAGAGGCGCACATAACGCAGCAGCGAGGACAGCCGTAGCGTGTCGGCTGCCTCGATTACGCGAAAGGCCTCGACGACATCGGCGTACGGCTCCTCAGCCGTCCACCACTGCAATGCTACGTATGGTTCCACCTGCATAGTTATGAGGAATAGTATAGCAATTCCTCATCGGGTATCTCTTCCTCTGTGCTTTCTTGAGGTTGAGGAAATGAGTCACCCGTTATATCCATGGCAATCTCGCCGATCTTGAATTGAGTTACCCCTAGAAACTTCAACTGTTTAACTAGGTCTATTAGGTCCTCAACCGTTTGAATGTCGAGGCTCGTAGGCGTTTTCTTTTCACCACTGGGATCCATCACTCACCTCCAGATCATCCCACCATGTTCGATTTAGCTCTTTGTCCAGTAGCCGCTCTTGCTCTTGTTCAAGCTCGTCCTCTTGTTGTTTCCAGTATTCGGGCGAGCCTCGCCGAGGACGCTCGGGCAAAATCTCATCACGCCAATATTGGTGACACCACCTCCAGGCGTAGAGAAAGGCGTCAGCGAGGTGATCTTCACAGCGCTCATGAGGCGCAAGCCGGTGATCATCCCACTGCAAAGCGTGTAACTCGTCGAGTAGGGGGCCGTTGTAGGCCTCGACAATCGAAGCCACACCAGTAGTCATGTCTCCTGAAAGCAGCTCGATGTAGGCCCGTTTTTCGCGCTTCTCGGCGTTTTTGATGCGCAGGCCCCACCGCTCGGACATTTCAGCGGCGTACGCCTTACCCAAGCCTCCAGCGTCTGCAACGATCGATTCGAATCTGAATTGGCTGTTCAGATCCGACACGATATGGGCAACATCGGCGGGCAAGAGCTTGGTTTTCTTAAACGACTCCGCCACCACTAATCGACCGGTCGCGGTCGAGTAAGCGCAGATCACAAACGCCGTGGAATCGATGTAACCAAGGTCGAGCCCCAGGACATACTCCCAGTCGTCGTCAGGCAGCTCGGGCACAACCGGTATATTTGGGTAAATGAGGCTTGAGCTATCGCGGATCCATTGGCCCTTATACTCCCGCAGATACGTCGGATGAGACTCACTCCAGCCGTACCGCCGGCATCGGTCTTTTAGCCATTGCTCAGCCTTGGGTATGTGCGGATTATCGAGCAGGGTCCAATGGTGCACCGACCATGCGGATTCAGGTTGGCTGGCATCGTAGAAAAACCCTCGGCAGATCGCGTTGGGAGTGCCAGCAAGGACGATGCTGCCATCGTAGTCCAGCACGGCAGGCTCAAGGACATCGCTGATCAACTCCGAGAGATACGACTTGAATGCTTGAGCCTCATCGACCACCACAAGCGGGTATTTTGGGCCTCTCAGGCGTTGGATCTCTTCCTCTGTGCTCGCGCCCGTCAGGAAGATTTGAGAGCCGTTTGGCAGCGTGCATGAAAGCTCAGACGCATTAAATCTAAGCCCCAGCTCGTTGGTACGATCTAGCTCCTGAAACACGGGCCATACGATCCGCTTGGCTTGCTGCCGAGTGATCGAGATGACCGGAATCATCGACCCTTCATATTTAAAAGCAGTATCAAGCGCTAGGACGCTCAGCGCGAAGCTCTTGCCCGCTCTCCGGGAGCAAAGAGCCACTTTCGTTTTGCTCGGGTCGTCGAGCAGTTTCATCTGGTGAGGAAATAGAAGCTTGCGAAAGTCCAGGCTTGCCCTTCGCCTTGCGCGTTCGCTTGCCTCGGCCAGTATTCGACGGGCTCTCTTCTGGTCCATGTTGGAGCCAGATTGCTCGTGCGTAGGGGATGGCGATTGTGCGGGACTCGGCGCAGATAAAGATCGTTTTTTCATCGGTCCAAATCTCCAGCTTGTCGCTCGCCTTAAACCTCTTCGATGTGCGCCCCATGCCTCGGGCAGGATCGGGAGTGTAATGCTCAAATTGGACGTCTGTTACTGTGATTCTCATGGCTCAGATCCCCAGTTTTCAGGCAGCGCCGTAAACAGCGCATATGGGTTGTAGATCCACCCTTGCTCCCTAGGCCTCATTGCGTCCCAGGCGGTCGTCATATGGGTGGTGAATTTAAATCGCACGTCCTCATGCTTCAAAAGCTCGTCAAGCATAAGGCCCATAAAGCCCTGCTTTCGAAGCGAGTGTTTCACGTAGATATAGTGAAGTAACAAGATCTCCGGCTGACGCTCGACACAAGCCCACCCGATGATCTGGTCCGGATCGTCAACGTTGCAAAGGACGAGCAGCAGCGAGCGCGGAATCAGCGTCTCTAGCAGCTTGTGATGCATCTGATAGTAGATATCGTTGGGCACACCTTGCGTGAATATCCCACCTGCCCGCATCGACTTAAGCCAGGAATTGGTAACAAAGGCTATATCGGAGCTGCGACCTTCACGAATGTGTACAACCTGCTCTTCACTCATCGGTGGTATCCCCTCACCGCATGCACCAAAGCCTGCACCTCTAGCTGCAGCTCTTTGATCCGCTTCTCATGTCGGTCTATCTCAGCCATGATTCGCCGCACCTCAAACGAGATTTGCTCCACTCGGTGAACGGGCGAACTTGTGGGTGGCTGGGGGCGATTACCATTCATTCTGCTGCCCTCCCGAAATCAAATTGTTGCTGGCGGCCCCAGTGGTTAATGCGAGCCCGGGCGATCGCGATGTAATCCGATTCGCGCTCGATGCCGATAAAATCCCTTTGCTCAAGCGCCGCCGCTATGCCCGTTGTACCCGAGCCCA